ATCTGTACTTAAGGTTGCTGAGTATCGCAATTGTTCTTGTGCTTTTAAAATTGCATCTATACCTAAATCATCTATCAAATCGGCGTAAGTATTAAAACGAGGATGTTCATATAAATTAACAAGCATTAATGATTGTCGCCATTTATCAATATCTTTTCGAGATATATCTTTGAATGATTTTGCAATTTGGTCGATTACACGATCAATATTTTGATTTTTTCCAATTTTCTTTCTTGGAATTGTTGAAGCTATATTTTTAGGCGATTTGGTCGCTTTAAATAAATTATTAAATAATTTCATCGTTAAAACTTTTAGAATAGCTTAAAAGCTAGTTTAAACTGTGTTTAAACAAATATTAATACTTATGATTTTGTCGTTTGTATCTGCTTACAATACGAATGCTTGATTTAGCCTTGCCTGTTTCTTCATCAACAATTTTTGGTAAATCTGCATTTGCTTCTCCTTTTGAGATAGATTTTAACCATTCTAAAGCATCAGCATAACGGTCTGAACGGTGTTGAGGAATTTTATTAGGTGCTAAACTTGTGTACAAATGATATAAAGTACAATCTATAGTTATCATAACTATAAATGAATTTCGTTCTGTTCCTTGTGCTGAAAAGATTTTAACAGTATCATAATGTCCACTTATGTAATTTTTAATTTGGTCAATCGCCATTTGTTCAGCACTAGCTAACTTGGTATCAGAATAATTCTCTAATAAAATTGTTTTAATTTCTTTTCGAATTAAAACGCTGTAATCATCTTCATTAATAAAACTCATTTTAAAACTTGTTTTTTTTGCGTTGGTTTATTTTTTTTCTTGAAACTGTACGTGTAGGAAATTTTTCTTGGAAAACAACTCCATTAACTTCTGCCATTCCTGATTGCAAAAAATCGGGTCCGTCATCATTTGCAGTACTACCTTTTTCGAATGCGTACAATTGATCTTCCATTGTTGCATAATCATTTGACTCTTTAAATTCCTCGTTGAAGTATACATTTAATCTTTCAAAGAAACCTGCCATAGATTCTATACGATCATATTTATTAATCTTTGATTTCTTATCAGCAACAACTGGAATGTAGTAACCTCTTTCCTCTCCAACTAAATCAAAATCGTTGACAAAATCGTCCATTGCGAAAAGTCCTTCTATCAAAAATTTTATATTGTATTTTAATAAATTGTGTTTTTCAACCAAATCATACAGCCATTCTGCAACTGCTTTACGAGTAGATTGTCTTAGAAAACAAAATATTAAATGATATTCTTTTCCGATTCTCCCAATCAATCCCATACCCTTATAATCTCCTGCGTCTTTATAGGATAAATCGCCATAAAAACAAAGCGCATCATATTGGTCAAATCGTAACCTTTTTTTGTATTGGATGAATTCAGGTTTAAAGATCTCACCATCTTGTATATGCTTATGCATATATTCTCGCATAAATGAGCGATAAGGTGTATTATCATATTTTTGTCGCCAATATTCTGCAGTTGTTTTTTCTTTCCAATTTGGCTCAAAGGTTACTAATGATTTTACAGCTGCAACTGTTAATACAAAATGTTTAATCTTTCGACCAGCTTGTTTTGCTTTTTCGTTAATTCGATTAAACTCTTGTTTAAGTTGATTAATTATTGTGTTCTTGTGAAAGTTATTATTGGCTACAACAAAACGTTTACGCTTTGCACCTTCATCGAAAGTACCTTGTAAATCTTCCCAAACCCACTCGTAAGCTCTACGAGATAATTTTTCATTATTACATAGTTTTTTTGTATCAACATCATCAACAACAATATAATCAGGACGCTGAGCACCTTCGCGTAATCCTCGAACAGACTGACGAAAACCACGAGAAACAAATCGAACACCATCAACTGTACTAAAATCTCCTTCAGCCCAATCTCCATATTTAAAGCGTTTACCATAATCATTGATTAAACGAGGATTATGTTGTAATTGAGCCTGTATATCTGAAATAAGTTTTTTAGCTTTATCAACTGTTTCTCCAATCAACAACATGAAAAATAAATCCTTTTTAACTAGGTATAAAAACAAAGGAATCCCCATGTCTAAATGAACAGATTTAGCACCTGAACGATATATTTCACCCAATAACGATCCATCAGGATTTTCAATAATATATTTTGCTAATTTTTTATGAAACCATGCACATTTACTTTTAGCATACATTTGAAAATAATACTCAAACCAATCAACATAATCTTTTTCAAGTTCCTTGATTCGTTTTATTTTTTCTTTTGGTGTTTCATTAATATTAACAGTTGCCGATTGCTCAATTTTCCGACAATGTTCTTCATATTGCTTAAGTAGCTTTTCAAAACTCTTTGTCATTATTCCTCTTGATTAATACGGTATTGTAAAAAACGTTTATGCCATTCAGTAAATTCAATTGCTAGTCTTGGTTCTTGATCTGCCATCCAGTTATCAAATTCTTTGAAGACTGAAAAAATAACTTGTACAGAGATGCGAGATGAAAGCGTTTCGATTACTTTACTTACTTTAGCTAAAGCATCTGCATCAATTTTAGCACCTTCTCCACTAGCAATACCTTTTAGCTCTTTCATTAAGACTTCTTTTATCTTATGAGGAGCTGCTAAAAATTCATTTCGCTTGTTATCCCAGTTTCCTTCTTTACGCCAACGAGAAAGTGTTTGCTCAGAAACTCCAACCATTGAAGATATTTCTTTGGCATTTAATCCATCTTCTATAAATAGCTTTTCTGCAAGTTCTTTTTTCGCTTTATTATTAATATTTCCACCTCCTTTTATAACCTCCATTAATGATTTTTATAACAAAATTGAATGATATAAACAAATGAAAATAAGAAAGTTGCAAGCCTTACGGAATGTTTAGGAATAACCTGAAAACCTTGCAATATTTGCTTCATCAAATTATTTACGACGTGATATTTACAACAGAAAATAACATATTAAAATGTATAGGAACGATTTGGAACGGAGACGGTGAGCAGTTTATTCGTGTTTGGCAAATGGTAGAAAATTCATATGACAACATTATTATAAAACTTCACACTGATGGTGGTTCTGTATTCGATGGTAATTTGATTTTTAATGCAATTAATAGTTCTAAAAAGAACATTGAAATACATATCATAGGTATTGCAGCCTCGATGGGTGCTGTCATTAGTCAATCGACACAAAAAGTTTATATGGTAGAAAATGGGTTCATGATGATTCATGCACCATCGGGCTTTGTCTATGGTACTGCTCCAGAATTTGAAAAGTACGCAATTTTATTACGTGAAGTTGAATCAAATTTTAGCAAAAAACTTCAAAAAGTTACAGGTCAATCAAAAGATTATGTAGACAAATGGTTAGTTGGCGATAATTGGTTTTCAGCAGAACAGGCTTTAAAAGAAAAACTAATCGCTGGGATTATTGAAAATGAAACTGAAGTAGAAAGATTTGATCCTACACAACTAGAATCTCAAAACGAGGCATTTGCACGATTTGCAGCCTTGTACATTCCTAAGAATGATATTAATAATAATTCAACAAACGAAGAAATGAAAAAACCATTGATTCAAGCCTTGGGATTACAAGGCGTTAATGAGCAAAGCTCAGATACAGCGGTTATAGAAGCCGTACAACAACACTATGAGGCTGAAAATTCTCAAGTGAAAAAGGATTTAGAAGCTGAAAAGAAAAAAACAGCTGATTTACAAGCTAAAATTAATGCTCAATCAGAAAATGAAATTAAGGCTTTATTAGATGAAAAAGAAACAGCTAAAATATTCAAAAAAGAAGATAGAGCAACTTATGAAAATATCGGAAAAACATCAGGTATTGAAGCTTTACGTACTATTTTAGGAAACTCAGCTCCAAGTCGCACTCCAATTATATCACAAATCCAAAATCAAGGTTCTGGGCAAAGTGGTGAAAATGGTCGTGAAGGTTGGACGTTTGCACAATGGCAAGAAAATGATCCAAAAGGTTTAGAGAAAATGTCTCAAGAAAAACCTGAGGAATTTGAGAAATTGTTTAATACAAGAAGTAAAAAATAATGGCAGATTTTGAAGAAGGGTTATGGACGAAGACCTTTGTCGACCCACAATTATTAGAAGATTTCAAAAATTATAAAGATGATTTTGTTGGAACTTTTTCCGCTCCATCTACAGGAGCAATTGATACAGATGGTATCAAATTTAATAAATTAAATAATGACATTGGATTTGTTGTTAATCCTACAGAAGATTTTACACCACAAAAAATTACAGGTGGTAAAGGCTTAATTGATTGGGATGTACTTGGTACAACTCCAACAATTATTACAGATTCAGAAATTAGAGCTATGGCATTTGATCGTGAAGCTGAGTATAGAGTATTACATTCAAATGCTTGGAAAATTGGAGTTCGTAATTACGCAATGCATAAAGCTG